TTTTGAGCGATGGCTTCGGCTGCGCGAATGGAGGGACCGACGATATTCGTGCCGCCCCTTGCGTATTGATACAGAGCGGCTTTTGCGAGCTTCGGACGAGTAAAAGCTGCCATGATATTGTCCCGTGCCCGAATGGGGTCACGCGGGCATTTTTGGGCGACAATGACCATCGCTTGAATCTCTGCGATAGCCCTGTTTGCATCCGAGTTTGCAAGCGCGTTTGAGGACTGAGGCTTGACCGCGAGCGCGGTTCCTTTTACGTCGTCTTCATCGAGGACTTCCATTGGGTGCCTTTCAGTTATCGAACCAGAAGACGAGGCGAACATTGTCGCGATCTTCCGGCTCAGTGAATTGCTTTTGCAGGTCGCAAACGAAAAGTGGCGGCCCATCGTCAATGCCGGTGATTCCCCAGGCATTCCAGTCGTAATCGAATACCTCGCGCAGTAGTAGCCACGTATGCGAATGGCTATCATAGAAGGCGTTGTCGCTATTAAAATTGCCAGGCTCTTTGTTGCGTGTCCCTTCCGCAAGTGGGCTGTCATCAGGAATCCCGCGAGGTATAGAGATTGGCACAACATTGCCTGGGTTGCGAACATCCGCCAACGCTGCGAACGCGCGATAATAACGCCATGACGGGTCAGTGAGTTGAAGTGGAATTACAACCCACGAACCATCAGACTGCTTGCGTTCTGCATGCATCTCAATATCGCAGCCCACTACTTCCCTCCCACAATCTGAAACCGGCGCGAAGACGACTCTTTCGCAAACCGAGCATAAATATCCGGAGCCTCATTCTTGCAACGCTTTGAATCGAATCTCGTCGTCTCAACGTTCTTCCACGTTGCGAGTTTGTCGGTATCTAAATACAACGTATCGGCCTCCCCCATGAAGGTTTGCACTTCGACTTTCCGGGCATCGAATTGTTCTTGCAAGGCATCAATCTGATCGGAAAGATGGTCCATTTCCCCAACGAGTCCAGCGATTTCAGCCGAAGCGTAAACCGGCTTTTCGTTGGCCCTTGGAAAGGCTAAAAGCGTATCGTCCAAGGTCCTGGGCGCCGGCGGGTCGCCTTCAACGACTCTGCGCCAGAACTCGCGCTCCCGTTCGATGACGAGCGCCATGAGTTGTTCGTTTGCTTCGAGGGTGTAAATGTTCGTCTCTTGACCCGCAACGAGAACGGCAAGGTCTGCGACTCTCACGCCTCGGACGATCATTTCATGCGTGACTTGCAGCGCGTAAATAAGCGGAACAAGATCGGTTCCCGGAGGCCCCCAATCGCTGTCCTGTTTCGCGGACCAATATCCGGCGGTTTTAAGTTCTACTATCCGCTGTTCTCCGACGACTTCACGATCAAGCGACGCGAGCATGAATGGATGATTTTTACTGCGGAGTATCGTCTTGACTTTACGAAGTTTGCGGCCGGTCTGATATTCGTATTCGTCAGCGATTGACTGCTCAAGACGATTGCCCATGCGGACTTTTGCATTGTCCGAAAGGTCAGCTTCTGCGATCTGTCCCGTTTTTTCCATGTAGAGTTGAAGCTCAGTTTTATAAGGCGAAAGGCCACAAGCCGCCGCGCAGTCCGAGGAGCCAATTCCTTTCCTGCGTTCTGCAAGCCAAAGCGTTCGTGTCTCCGACTCCTCGTTTGTATTGTCGGGGATCTGAATGGGGAGGCGATCGAAAGCGGTCACTTCATGGCCGCTTTTTTGAGCACTTTCCGCGCATTCACAACCTCGGCTGATTCACGATTCTCTGCAACGGCGACGACTTCGCCGTTTACCGAACGACCCGTAACGATAGGGAGTCCATCGGCGTCATGCTCAAGGCAATTAACCTCCCAAATATACATACCATCGCCAGCATCTTCGAGTACGACCCCGACGCCTGAGAAGTTGAGGAATCCGCCACCGCCGCGCATGCATTCATTCGCTTGCCAAACGACGAATTTAGCCGCGAGATAAGTGGCGTCATTGAAGCGCGTGTCCTTCGTTTGCTCCTTCACGTCGTCGAAGAACCGATACAAGTCGGGAACCATTGCGGACGGGTAGCCATCGGAGTGACGATAGACATTCGCCTCAGGCTTGCCATTATATCCGAGGAAGTGAATGTTGCTGCGCGTGCTCATCTCGGAAAGTGAGCCTTGTCGTCGGCGAGTTCTTGCTTGAGGGTCGCCGATTCGTGTTGAAGCTGGGCTCTTTGCCAAGCGATTTCGGCGATCCGGCGGCGCTTTTCGGCGGTCTCAAGATTGGTCAGGCCGACTTTTTTGTGATCGGTATGCGTGGTCATTGTGGTCCTTTCAACGAAACGGCTTTATGGCCGCAGTTTGGGCAGATGGTGTGAATATCGCATCGTGGGGCAGAACAGTCGGAGCACCAACGATCGGCCTCACGCAGACAGCAAATGGCCGTATTAGGCCCAGGAGAGAGCCACGCCGCGCAGTCGATTCTTGCTCCAGTGAGAAAGGCTCGCTGCGTCCTCTGAAAGCTCGCGGAGGGGTCAGCGGGCATTCTTGGGTCGCTTCGGAGGCGGCCATTTGGTCGACTCTCGTTTCATAGCCCGTGTAACGAGGAAGGTCAGGGTCCGCTCCTCTGTTTTGGCCCGTGCCTCAAAGAGAGCACGTAGGTCATCATCCAAGCGGATGGTCAGGTTTCTTTCAGCCATAGGTGCAGTATAGTGCAGTGCCTTGCATTTTACAAGTGCCCGTGCTATCGTATCTTCAACCCCCGCCGCTAAGGAGGCAAAAATGGTCAATCAAATCGTCAGTAAGAACCCGGCCCGTCAGTCCGAGGCTCACGCGGTCCTTGATCGCATTATCGCTGGAACGGCAGACCCTGCCGGTTCGTGCGGCGCGACCTTTGCCGATGGTTCTGCGATCAAATATCGCAAGGGTTTTGGTTGGGAAGTCAGTGCTTGCATCGCGGTATGCAAATGCCGCCTCGGAAAAGCGGAGGCGAAAAGCGCGACGTACGGCGACGGCTGGCACGGCCTGCGTCACCGGAACGGACTGGTGAATTTAGCATGACCACCTCCTCCAAGCCCGACGCGCTCGAAACGATGTTAGGGAACCTGCGCCAATTCCGAGATGCAAATTTTGGTGTTTGCAGCGAGCAATGGGTGCAGCTAACTATGGTTGGCAATAATATCGCTGCCGCTCTCGAAGCCGAACGGCGCGAGAACGCCTCAAGGCTAGCCGATGAATTTTGCCGCGGAGAAACGAGCGGCATCGGCATGGAACGCGCTGCGCACCAAAAAGCGCAGACCGAGCGGGACGCGAAGATTCGCGAGGGGGTTAAAGCGTTAAAACTCGTTATTTGCGAGGACGAAGAACTGTGCCGGGCCGACAAATGCGACCACTGTCACTTCGTTCCGTACTCTGAGGTCCTCGCGCTCCTGGACGGTGCGGAATGAGCGATACCGTCGCCTACCGCTGTAGTTCCGATCAGTCAATCATTTGCGTGGACAAAGAGTGCGTGATCTTGGCCGAGAAAAATGGCGATGTTTTGACGCCGCTTACTCAGGATGATATTCGCACCGAGCAGGATGACCGCGAGGGCCGTTCTGTGCCGTGCGATTCTTGCGGAGAACCTCTTGATCTCTGGACGATTACGCAGGGGATTCGGTCGTGAGCGCGCTGGATAAATTGCGTTCTTTCTGTCGGACGCATATGGGCAGTAAGGCGCACTACGTTCAGCGAGAGATGGCTGAGATAATCGCCGATTTTGAGACTGAGCAGAATATTTCTCCTGAAGACGTCGCAATCACGCTTTACCGTTTAGAGTTTGGCGTTCCTCACGACGTTAGGTCAGCTTTCATCTTTGAGCCTTGGGAAGTCCAGCAGAAGTTTCGAGCGAGGGCTAATGAAGTTATGACCTTGTTCGGCATAATAAGGATGAAGCAATGACCGCTCAGATCGCCACGACCTCCGAAAAAGCCATCCAGCAGCAAGTCCAAATCTGCTCGCGTTGTCTTTCACCAATCTTCTTTGGGATGATCGAAGACGGGCCGATTATGTTCGATCTTGAGCCTGCCGAATCTCCCTTTTCAATCTGTGCGTGGACCTCACAATGGATTGTCATGCAGAGAGTAGAGGACGACGTTTTTATGACCGATCAAGAGAAGAAAACTGAGCCGCGCTACAAGGCGCATGTGTGTGGGGAGAGATGAGTCAAGAGCAATTCGAGAGATTCGCCGCTCTCTATCACGAATGTTCGAGAGCCCTAACATCAAGTGGCGCGGAGCGTATCGCAATCGAACGTGGCCGGCAAATCACGGCCGAATATTACGATGCCGGCCACGACGACGAAATCAACCCGAACGGAGAACTCTTAGACGCTGCGAGAGCCTACATTTTTGCAGCAACCGGAGTGCCCGCAATTGACCCAAGTATCCCTCCGATGGGCTGGCCGTGGGATGCGATAATCTGGAAGCCCGCAAGTCGTATTCGGATGCTGGAGAAGGCGGGGTCTTTGGTCGCGGCTGAAATTGACCGACTGCTGCGCGCAGGGGAGAAAGCATAATGTTCGGATTCACGCACAAAGAAACAGCCGAAGAAGCCCTGCAGAGAATTCGTGAAGAAATCAAGCGCGAAAACACCAAGAGACTTTCCGACCCAAAACTCTATCTTAACTGCAAGCCCAGACTCAACGGAGCGCTTCACGAAGTCGAGCGCGTTCAGGTTGAGATCGAAGCGAAGGATGGCGAGTCGTGAAGATATTATCCATGGTTCTGGTGTACTTTCCGATAGCTTGCATACTTATCATACTCGCGTCAGGATACCGGAGACAGTCTAGTATTTTGCGCGAATACAAAAAACTAAACCGCAGATTGGACGGAGAGTAATGGAGCACCTCATAATCTTGGAAGGTGTTATACCGCCCGCTCCTCCGCTTCCTGAAGACGCACTATTCTGTGCTAAGTGCAATAGGCCACGCGAAATGCATTTGCAAATAGCGAGTCGCACAAATTCTACGAAGCCGGGCTTGGAAATGATGCCTGAGATCGAACTATATATCTGCGCCGAGTTGCTTCCACAATTCGAATTAAAGAGAATCAAATGATCAGAGAAACCATCGAAGGCTTCAGGCTCATGGGCCAAACGATTGCCGAAGACACACGCTCTTTCATCCGCTACTTATGCGGCCAGGACAAGCCGTTCCACGTCCTTGGAGTCTTACTTGCGATCGCGTTTTTCAGTACGCTGTTGGGGGCGATGAGATGACTGCTCAAATTGTTCAAGTATCCACAGTTCCGGTGATTGTCGAAACGAAGGACCGTCGTGGTCGCATTCGTTACGGCTGGAAGTGCGAAGCCTGCAAGTGCGCTGCTGGGCGTTGGCCGAGTCCTAACACGGCTATGGAAAGCGCTGTTCTCCATTCCCAATGGGCGCATAAATGAGCCCCCAATTCATCGCCATAAAACTCAGAGCCCTCGCCCATCGCTTTGACCGCCCGAAAAAGGTGGACAAGAAAGCCTTTCTCTTGGCGCAAAAATACTGGAGGGCGAAGTGATTGAGAAAGAGCTTTTACACACCTACCGCCGCTCGACTGATTCTTCAGAGCGCCATGCCCTCAAGATCAGTAGTGGGTCAATTTGAATTAGCCGTTTCGGAGGCTTTACGGTTGCTTGCCCTATGTCAGGAGGACCGTATTTTAAGGGTACGAACGGCTTATGAGGGACATGACGACAGGGCTTGCGACGTCGAGTGAGCGGGGTTTCGATAACCCTAGGCTTCTCCGCGATCTGGTTAGGAGCCCATCCGAGTGTGGGTCTTCGTACATCGCGCGGTTACTGCGCGAGCTAGACGATCTAGAAGACAAGATACGTTATCATTGGGCTGATCTTAGCCCAGTTACACGACGCATATTCCACGCTATGACCATCGGCGCACCACCGCCCAAAGGCGACTTAACTCGGCGCGTTGTTGGCCTTTGGGACAGCGTGCAAATGGCGTATGCGCTATGGCGACACCGCGACGACGTATATTATTACTTTGGCAGAATGGGCGATTTGCGTTCGCTTCTGCGTGAGAAGGTCGGCTCCGAAGTGTGGAGCGAGATACTATCTTCTCCCGAAGACATCGCTGCGATTGAACGCGGGCGCGCGGACGCTGCCGCCGGTCGAAAAACCGCAATACCGGAAAAGTAAGCACTGCAGCCCAGTCGCCTCTATCGGCTCACGGTTGCTGATAGCGCAAGCGCCGAGTACGAGGCTATAAAAACGCCGGAGGTTGAGCTTCAGCTAAATCACGTTTTGCGTTTGCATCCGACGCATGGGTTTAGTATTTTTCGACACGTTCGCGATACTACGGGGACGGGGACAGGGATCGACGCCGATTATGTTCTCAATATGTGGTGTGAGGGCAAAGAAGTACGCGTTTGGTATCTCGTCGATGAAGAAAACGCCGAGGTGACTATAATCCATGCGGCAGCGAAGCCGTTTGTTTATCCGCCTTAAGCTGCTGATTCGAGCTGATCTGGCAGCTTAGCGAGGTCTAGCAGTGTCCAATAACGATCCGTGAGTCCGGCTTTCATCGCGGGCGTCATCTTGATCGTTTGATGCTTACGGACGAAATTGTAATACGCGAAATGCAGAGCGAGCGCATACGCGAGGTTTTCAGCCTTCTTGCTGAATCCGTTCGTTAGGCGCGTGAAGCGGCGCATATTCATTCGCATGGTAAGATTGTTGCGCTCAACGTGCGCCGTCGAAATATGGTCGGGATCGGGATCGCCCCAAATTGCGGTACGGCGAACCGACGTTACCACCATTGGGCTGTACTTACGGTCAGGCGTCATGTCGTCCAGGTGACCGTACTCTTTGACTTCGGAGCCGTGATCGGCGCGCGGAATGAATCGCTGTATCGCTTCCGCGTAAGCGCCGAATCCGTCCGTGCTTATCTGCACGTTCTCTGACGCGACGCGTTGTGCGAGGTCCGCGATGAATTGCTCAGCGTCGAAACGGAGCCGTTTGCCGAGGTGCCAGCTAACGATCAGCTTCGTATCGGAATCAATCGCCGTCCACGTCCACATATCGCCAATGCCATCTGTGCCGCGCTGTTCCAGGGGCAAATTGCGCTCTTTGACGCCGCAATACGACCAAATCTCGTCGCATTGAATACGCTGGCTGTCGAGATTCCGTACGGCCGCGTCGTGAAGCACCCAGCAGGCGGCGCCAACGTCACGCAATAGGCGGATGATCGTCCCCTTAGCCGCGCCCGTGATCCGAGAGGTCGCACGAATCGAAGCGCCTTCGCAGAGCGAGGCAAGAATTCGTGCGCGTTCCTCAACGGATAAACGGTTCATGGTTATATATTGCTTGACCGCTCAAGCATTGTCAATAGAGAAGGGTAACTTTGACTGTTCTTTAGATTTTTAGCCGCCAGAGGCCGGGTCCAGCCTTTTCAATGATCCCGTCACCTTTGAGCCTGTACAATTGAAAGTCGATCCCGCTAGAGTACGGGTATTTTGGGTTGGAAACGATTCTGGCGCCTAGCTCGATCGCTCGCCGTTTAATTTCTTGAGCCTTAAGCGGAGCGCCATTCGCGTTCCTAATGGCTTTTTCGACCGCTTCCTGGATTGTAAGGGACGACTCTTCAGGCGGCGCAGCCTGTTGTTCAAATAATGGAACACTTGGCGGGGTAGGCGCCGCAACTTTGGTCGTCCCGTTTTGATAAGACCGCAATTTTAGCAACTGCTCAAAATGCTTTATAACGCCTAGTATTTCGTGGCGCTCACTATCAAGACGCTCCAGATCCGCAGCCGCCGCTCGCAACGCCTGGCGGATCGTTTCCTCGTTCAATATAGTTGGTGCCTCAGTTGAATGCATGACTTAACAAACCCCGCAACGCGTGGTATACTCATGACCGCAGAGGGCGGGCGATTTCAGCCCGAGCGGCCGATTTTCAGTCAGCGCCGCTTCCTATGGGATCACTCTGCGGTACCTGGGCTAGCGGCGATCCTGTTCTTTGGGGAAGAGGTCGCCGTTCGCTTTTGGCCCCTTCATCGTAGCATACGAATAGTGGTCATACAAGGAGTCCACCCGGACGCCTTCTTCTTGAAGAAGGGTATTAACGAAACTTCTTCACTTCGGCCTATTGTGATATACTAAAGGTGCGCCCGTAGCTCAGCGGCATAGAGCACCCCTTTCGCAAGGCGGAGGTCGCGGGTTCGAGTCCCGTCGGGCGCGTTATGGGGAACGGCTACGAACACGTTTCCGCTGTAACAGCCCCTTTCGCTGTTATTGAAGGGCCGGAGGTTGCGAACCGGTGCTATACTGGATATAGCCTTGCGAAAGGGGTGCTCACTTAATTGTGAGTTCCAAGGGGAGGGACCGGATACGGTCCCTTTTCCTATTTAGAGCGGTTAGCCCACTTCTTAGCGGCGCCCGCCTTGGCGATCTCGCTGCGGCGCTCTGGCGTTAGTGAGGCCGCCCGCGCCTTGCCTCCCTTGAGGCCTCCACGGCGACCAAGCTCCACGGCGGCCGGGTCTTTTTCGGTTCGCTCCGCAATCGCAGCTACGGCGTTGAACGCCGCCCTGTTCGGGTCAGCCGGGGGCTTCTTACTTGAGCGCTTAGGCATATATTTGAAGTATACGCCCTGGTCCGCAACAACGCTATACCGGACCGCTAGCTACTAAATCCCTAAGTGACCCACTGCCCTCAAGATCGCAGGCGTTGACGTAGACGAAACTATTCGGCCTGACGACCAATGCCGTTCGTGCGGAGCGCGGCCAACGCACCTCGCCAAAGCCGCCCTCAACGTCGTTAAGAATGCGGTCCAAAGCGCTTATCGCGTCTACCGAAAAACCTAAAAATGTGGCCGCTTGGTAGCCCCTCGCGGAATAGAACGACGTTTCGCTGGCTGAGCGTCTCCACTGTATCGGCCAGAAGTCGCTGAGGGAAAAACGCTTAAAGGCGAGGTGCCCTCCTTCCCACGGCTCCGCAGCGTGGGGGCGCGAACTGCGGGTAAATGTTCCGGGTGGAACACTAAGTATTATCTTCCCAGGAAAGAGGCGTCGTGAGCGAGCTAGTCCATCTCTTAATCATCGTCATCGTCCTCTGCGTTTTGGTCTGGATAACGCAGCAAGCCCCCATCCAGTGGGCTCCCGTAAAATGGGTCATTTGGGCGATACTTTTGGTGATTGCCTTAATCGCGCTTTTGCCGTTTTTGGGGCTAAGGGTCTAAATGCTGATTTTTCTCGTAGGCTTCTTCCGGAATATTCTCAACGCCTCAATGCGAGCAAACTTAGAGGCGAAGTACGGCGGGATTGTCGGAAAAATTACCTGGGATTCCGTTGAGCAAGAGGGCGATACGATCCATGTCACAGCCCACGCCACCATGACGAAGCCAGCCGACAACATCGTATTCTCTCTTGAAGCCGTCGACTTCAAGGAGCGTCCATGAAGGCGACTTCCCTCGTCGTCCTGGACCGTCACGGCACTTTCATAGCCTCCTGGGGCACGGGAAGTAAAGCGGACTGCAACCACCTCAAGAACAGAATCCGAATCGGACCATGTCCTCGCTGCTCGTTTGTCATTGACCTAGACAAAGCGCATCGGTGCAGAAAAGCCTAACTCACCCCTCTGGTAGAATAATGCCCCATGAAGAGGTTCCGATTTCTTAGCGGACTCGCGACGCTCCCTATATTAGGGCCTGTCGCCATGCGTCTCGCTACGGTAGCCCCGCGCCTCTGTACCTCGCAACTCTTCGTCAATGGGAAACAGGTAACGAGCCGCGCCTATGGCTTTGAAAACGCCAAGGCGCTCTTTTCTGAGACATTAGACGAAGCGGTGAACGCGCTAAGAACAATGCCGCCTCATTCCAGGGTGTTCATCCAATTCAATGAGTCAATGGGCTCTTGGATTGATGCGACTGGAGGGAGCCGCGCGGTAGCTGGACCCGTTTCTTGGAGTGTTCACTAGTGCTCCCGGTTCATGCCTAGGACAGGCCGACCCAAAAAAACTGAGGTCGAGCCAGAACTTGCAAAAGCGATTTGCGATAACCTAGAGCTAGGGATGCCTATGGGTCTTGCGGCGGAATGCGAGGGAGTCAACCGTACGACGCTTTACCTATGGATTGAGAAATACGAAGACTTTTCAAGACAAGTATCGCGCGCGCACGCGATGGCTGCAAAGAAGCTCACGACACTCTCGCTAGAGGGTGGCAAGGGCTCCTCAAGCGCCAACTGGCACCTTGAACGTCGCTTCCGCGATGATTACTCCCCGCCGCGTGAAGAGAAGGCGACGAGCGAAGTGCGGGTCACGATCGAAGGCGGCTTGCCGAAAAGGCCGACGTAATGCCCACGATCACCCTTCCGACGCTCCATAACGGCCAGGTAAGCGTCTGGGATATCCCTGGTCGGTACATGGCCGTCCGGTGTGGCCGGCGCTGGGGCAAGACCATGATGGCGTCGACCATGATCTGTAACGGGGCGGCCAACGGTGAAAACTGGGGCCTTTTTGCTCCCGACTACAAAATGACGTCCGAGACCTATCGGGACATTTTCGAAATCCTTGAGCCCATTACCGTGAACGCTTCAAAGATCGACGGAGTGATCCGGTGCATCGGAGGGGGGAGGGTGGATTTCTGGACACTCAATAATCCTCGCGCCGGCCGATCGCGGAAGTATCACGGGGTCGTGATTGACGAGGCGGCTTTTGCGGGTCCGGATATGCAAGGGCTGTGGGAGAAATCCATCAAGCCGACGCTCCTTGACTATAAAGGGGTCGCCTGGGCGTTTTCTACCCCATCGGGAAAAGATGAGGAAAACTGGTTCTATTCGATCTGTAACGACCCGTCACAAGGGTTTATCGAATTCCATGCGCCGACGTCGACGAATCCCTATTTGCCTGAAGACGAAATCGCCAAGCTCGAAAGCGAAAATTCCCCCGAAGTATACCGGCAAGAGTATCTGGCGGAATTTGTCGACTGGACCGGCGTAGCATTCTTCCCGATCGACAAGTTGCTCGTTGAGAGTGGACTCTTAGGGCCGGAAGGCGGGGTGATTATGGTCCCCGTCCCGATGCCAGATAGATGCGACACGGTGCTTGCGATCATTGATACGGCCGTTAAAAGTGGGCAGGTTCACGACAGCACCGCAGTTATCTACGGTAGTTACAACTCGCTTCTTCAAACCGCTCCGGTCAATATTTTGGATTGGGACATCATCAGTATTGAGGGTGCGGATCAGGCCGATTGGCTGCCGAGTGTCTATGCGCGCGGGGAGGAACTCGCGCGGCTCTGCGGGGCGCGAAACGGGTTTAGTGGTGCCTTAATCGAGGACCGCGTGACGGGTATGGTCCTGCTCCAGCAATCGGCCAATCTGAGGAATCAAGGCATCTACGCGCCCTCTTTCCCGATCGACTCGAAGCTGACTATGATGGGGAAAAGCGAGAGGTCCATCGCGGCTTCGCCCTACGTCTACAGGGGCGATATCAAGATCACCGAGTATGCCTACAACAAAACGAAAGTGCATAAGCGAGTCTCGGCGAATCATCTCCTAAAGCAAATTGGGAGCTTTCGAATTGGCTCCAAGGACCTAAATCCATCTGACGACCTCCTCGATACATTTTGCTACCTTGTACTGATGACGCGGGGCTCTAACGCCGGCGAGCGAAAGGGAATCTGATGTATCAAAGCGGCGTCAATCAAGACCCGGGCTTCGCTACGGCCGGCATCGATGCTGGAGCATACGGACCCCTCACGCCGCTCATGCAGATGCTCATGGATCCGAGTATTGCTCCTGGCACTGATCCAAGCTATCAACTCTGCAAAGAAATTTATGTGCAGCATCCCATTGGGGCAGTCCTTACTGATGCTCCGATTACGAGAGCACAATCTCAAGAGAGAATCATCAAGGTTCCCGGGCTTGCTGAATCACGTCTGATCGAGCGGTACTGGAGAGTCTGGAAAGACATCGGCAAGGAAGGCGCGACGATCGTCATTCACGATCTTCTATCGCGCAGTCGGACCTATGGCATTTCATCGCTGGGCGCTGGTGAACGCGGCGTCGAACTCAGTACGCCATTCGACATCAAGGCAATTGCAAAAGCCGACCTCTTCTTCAACGTACTCGACCCGCTCAATACGGCTGGTTCATTGGTTCTCAGTCAGGACCCAAACTCTCCCGGTTATCTAAAACCCGAAGGCGACATCCGAGTGATGGGCGTTCCGTGGCATCCCTCACGCCTGGTCGTGAAAATGAACGAGCGCCCGCTGTATATTTCGTGGTCGACGCCAGCCTTTGGATTCTCTGGACGCAGCGTTTACCAACGCGCGCTCTTTCTCCTGAAGTCCTACATCCAGACGATGATCACGGACGACATGGTGACGAAAAAAGCTGGCCTTCTCGTTGCGAAGATGGAAGCGCCCGGTTCTTTCATTGACAATATCATGCAGACGATGTTCGGCACGAAACGCGGGACGCTCAAGAGTGGAAACACCGGACAGGTATTGGGCATCGGCGTTAATGAGGAAATCGAAACGCTTAACTTCACGAATCTCGAAGCGCCGTACAAACTTGTCAGAGAAAACATTTTGAAGAACATCGCCTCTGCAACAGGTATGCCCGCTTCGATCATCGCGCAGGAATCGCTTGTCGAGGGCATGGGCGAAGGCACTGAGGACTTCAAAAAAGAGGTCCAGTTCCTGAATTACATTCGTAAGGACATGGAGCCATCCTACGCGTTCATGGACCGTATCGTCATGCATAAAGCATGGACTCCTGAATTCTTCGAAACGCTGAAAGACGACTATCCCGAGCTTCGTAAAATGGATTTCGATACGTGGTTCTTTAATGCACAGCAAGCGTTTACAGCGGAATGGCCCAACCTTAATGAGGAGCCAGATTCCGAAAAAAGTAAGATGGAAGACGTGCAGATGAAGTCGGCGATTGCGCTTGCTGAAGTTATGCTTCCTGAACTTGATCCAGCGAACAAGGCGAAAGTCATCGTATGGCTGTCGGAGAATTGTAACGAACGCGAGGCATTGTTTGCAAGTAAACTCGTGCTGGACGAAGACGAACTTCAGAAATACCTTGAGGAAAACAAAGCGAATCAGGAGGCTGCGATGCTTGGCGGTGGAGATAAAGAGCCGAAAGAGCCTAGGCCCTTCTCCGTCGCATCGTGATAACTATTGAAGACGAGTTAACGATAGCTTGGGCTTACGCGCATCTGTGGATTCACGTTTTCAAGCGGCGGAGATATTGCAAGCTCTGTAGCATTGGGAGTCGTGTAGCTACGTCGAAACATAGTACGAGAAAGTACGCGTGATTAAGCCCACCTTCCGCTCGCTCATCATGGAGGCGCTGCGGTACTTTGCTGAAACCGGCTTCCGCAGTGAAAGCGATCTGCAGCAATGGTTGCTCAAATTACACGCTGCGCTTGAACAGGAACTTCCGACAAACCGCTACTTCAAGGCGCAACTTAACGCCGCATTAAGTAGAGTTTTCAGCCGCGACATAAAAAGCGGGATTGCGAATCGGATTCCTGGCGTTTCGAGATACACGCTCGACCGTATTGCGCCGAACTTGAGAGCGGAACTCGACCGTCGAATCTATGCGGGCGTTGATCTGATAAAACTCAACAAGGCCGCAGCTACGCAGAAGGCCTTGCAACGATTCGCTGGTTGGGTGTCGTCTGTTCCGCCGCATGGAATTCCCGCAACGAACTTTCGCGAGATAGCTAAAGAGATTATTAAGCCTGTAGCGCAGGTCAAGTATGAAGCGCGGCGCGTTGCGATCGATCAGAGTATGAAACTCTCGGCTGCCGTGGCACATACAGTCGCGATGGGCGAAGGCGCAATCGCCGGCATTTGGCATGATAGAGGCGAGTTCGATCATGGGTACGATGCGCGGCCGATTCACCTCGCACGTTCAGGCAAACTGTTCCTCACGCGCGATTCCTGGGCGTTGAACGAAGGGCTCATTACAAAGCGCGGCGTCGAGTATTACGATGATCTTGAGGATCAGGCAGCGGTTCTTCCGTATTGCAGTTGCTATGTCACCTGGGTCACAAGCCCGCGCGATATCCCTGAAACGCTCCTTACGGCTAAGGGGTGGGAGTGGGTGCGTGGACTGAGCAAACGCAATGATTCCGTTGAGCGCCTCGCGGTCCGAAGTAAGCATATTCAAGGTCTCAATATCACAATCGAAACAGCAAGGGGAGAAACCCGCTTTGGAGCGGGCCCGGATGGCGAGCCTTGGTTGGTTACGATGCCAGCGGATTATGGTTACCTCAAATGGACGAATGGGGCCGATGGTGAGCAACTCGATTGTTACATCGGGCCTAATCCAGAGTCGCCACTGGCCTGGGTGATAGATCAGATCCGTCTCGGCTCAGGCGCCTTTGATGAGCAAAAGGCGATGCTGGGATTCACGACGCGTGCCGAAGCTGTTAAAGCATACGAACTCGGGTTCAGTGACGGCATGGGGCGAGCGCGGATTGGTTCAGTGCGCGAGATGACGATTGACGAACTCAAGCGACGAGAGGGGCTCGCCGCCTTCGCCTAAAGCGGATGCCTAACGCCATTTCCTGAATCACCACCCGTGCCATCCGTTTCAGAGAAGCAGCATAACGCTATGGAGGCCGCCGCCCATGGACATAGCACGCTTGGAATTCCTAAAAGCGTTGGGCAGGAATTTGTACGGAGCGATGGCTCTGCTTTTGAGACGCCGCCGGCAGAAGCGTCCGACCACGAAGTAGCCGAGGGAATCCGGGACGGCAAATATGCCTCTCCTCAAAAGTATGGGGATTTCTGGCTGTTCGCGTTGCGCGTGACCGGAACGGGTGAGGCGTGGCGAGATTCCATCGGCGAGTGGGCCAACCGTGATCCGAGCATTTGGTTAGCTCCTGAATTTCTGGAAAGAGCGGCCTCCGTCCCAATTATTGATGGCCACCCGGAACGATCGGGACTGAACTCGGATGAATACCGGGAGCGGTCAGTCGGCAACATGGTTTTGAGTTATATCAAGGACGATGAGGTGTGGGGAGTCGGCAAGATTTTCGACGCTGACATGGCCACTTTGATGCAAACGACGCACCGAAGCACGTCTCCGGGTGTAACGCCTCCCAAGGGGAGTATTCCGGTTGAGCAGAACGATGGTTCGCAAGTCCTGAATGAAGGGCTTCCGTTAATCCTCGACCATCTCGCGATTTGCGAGGCCGGTGTTTGGGATAAGGACGGTCCACCTTCAGGCATTCGCCTCGACGCGCGAAAGGAACCCTCAGTGGCCGATAAGACCAAAGAAGAGATTGAAAAAGAGCGCGCGGATGCTGAGAAAATTCGGGCCGATGCCGCCGAGTCCGAACTCAAGGACGCAAAAACCAAGCTCGACGAAATGATGGCTGACAAAGCCCGTCGCGACGCTGAAGAGTCTGATAAAGAAGAGCTCGCCGCCGCGGCCAAAGAGAAAGCGGACCGCAAGACCAAACACGACGCCATGCGCGCCGACTTTGAGAAGCGGAAAGACGCCGAGTCCGACGAGGACTATGAGAAACGTCAAGATTGCCGCATGGACGACGAGTCTGAGGAAGAGTTCGAAGACCGTAAAAAGGACCGCAAAGTCAAGATGGACGCGGCCAAACAAGAAGCCATCGATGCTGATCGAGGGACGAAAGAAATCAAAGACGCAAAGACGCTGGCCGACATGCAGGCGACGATCGACCGCCAAGGCCGTCAACTCGCCGCGCTCAGCCAACCGCCCTCGCTCGAGGATTCAGATAAGACCGCTCAAGCATGGAAGCGGGCTGATGCGATCTTCCAGAAACTCGGCGAATCAACACCTCAGCCGATGCACGGCGAGACTCCTATCCGCTATCGGCGCCGGGCAGCGAATCTGCTTCGACCGTTCACGGATAGCTGGAAAGCCTACGTTTTCCATGACGCGCAGCAAATTCAGGATTTCGATGCCGTCGAGAATCTGATCTACGCCGAGGCAGAAGCACACGCAAAGAAAGCGATCGTCGACAAGCCGGGCTTCCTTCGGGAGATCAAAGGTAAGACATCACTCGGCCGGGATCAGGTCACGTTCATCGGCGACCACCGAACGGCGTGGTTGCCATTCATGCACCCAACGAAACGGGTCGTTCTTGCTTTCAACAGAGAGCCGCGCCGCGCGGCAGCTTCGCGCTAGGAGACTCGTAAAACATGCCGGCGACCGTATCGTTCCAACCCTACACCACGACAACGTCGACGCTTTCGTTCCAGCTTCAGACCGACGGGTTTATCCAGGGATTCTTCCAGGATAGTCCGGTTAGTCGGTATTTTCTCGAAGGCGGCGTCGTCTCGGCGAATCAGTTAACCCCGATTTGGGGTGGTCTTCCGCTTTCGCTCACCATTCCAGGCCCTGGACTACTTGGTTCATCCTCAGGGACGGGCGCGGTGGCCACAGTCGCCGCGAGCACGACGACGATCGATGCCTGGTGCGTGCTCAATCAGGCAGCCGCTGGTGTCATTACGAGCAATTCAACCTCGCCGCTCTTTCCCTCGGGCGCTTCGCTGAACTTCGGTCGAATCGGCTGCGGGATGCTCATGGCGCTACCCGTGAACCCAACGGCGGTGAATACGCTCGCCTTGGCGGCTTCTAATACGCCGCTTTACTGGAACGCCACGTTGAACGCCATTGACATCGTTGGAGCGGGCGCGTTTTCAACGGCTCTCACCGGGCCCAGCGGCGCGGCGCTCCAGTTCTACGCGGTGAACACCAACAGCAAAACGATTGCGTACAACGCGACGACTGGCTTCTGTACATGGGTGCCGGGCGGTTCCGTCATCATTGTGAGGATCTAGACTATGCCAGCATCTTTCCAAGCCCGCGCGCTGCTCCACCCGCATTTCATGGAGCCCGAGTTCATTATCACCCAGGCTCAACCGTCCGGGTACATGGACGTCCTGGCTGGCGGCGGATTACGCGTCAAACTCGGTCCGATCGACAAGGTTATCTACGTCAACCGGATGGACGTTCGCACGCAGGCAAATATGAATCAGGCCAGCGCGAATCAGCTTCCGAGCGCAACGATCACGGCTGACTTCCTCTCAACGGCAACGTACAATTTCCGGAACCGTCAAGAGTACAACGAGTTTGACGTGGCAGAAGCGGGCGCGTATAACGTCGCGCTTCCGGCTGCGTACCGATATGCAAGCCGTCAGGGAATCTTTCAAGCGCTTCGCAACGCCGGTCTTTACGGAGTCACTCCCGCTAATGGCGAAGGGCTGCTCAATACGCCCGGCGCCACGACCGCAAACTTGCCGCCCGATTCCTACGGCGATGCGACGCTGCCGGTCTATGATGCGGGTCAACTCGCGATTTGGTTCCTCGGACAAATCGTCTCCGCATTATCGCGCATGTATTTGCTCGGAACACCCACGAAGATCATCTTCCTTGGTCCTCAGCGCGTCATCGGGCAGATGGAAGGCCAGAACATCATCCAAACGACCAGCTACCAGCGCCCTGGTGCCGGTACGGCGACGACTGCTCAGGTCATCACCAAGGTTATGGAAGAATTCGGCTACGCGGTCGAGTGGGCTTTCGATGACACCCTGCAAGGCATGGGCGCCGGCAGTACAACGCTCAACCCGGTCGACGCGGTTCTGCTCGTCATCCCAGAGGTGAATATCTCAACGATGCCCGGGATCAACACGAACGAGTTCGCGATGCTCCAACCAAATATCGCGGGGAACACGTTCCAGTATGCTGACGTCGTTGCGCCAGTTGAAGTCACGACTCCAATCGTCGAAGGCGTGGATGTCACCTCAACCATGCGCGCTTCGTCCGGTTGGGGATTGCGCTCACAAGG